AAGAAACAACCTGTATCCGGCAGATGATTTGTACCCGCGTGAACCGAAAAGCACGAGAATAAGCAAAAGTCTGTATATATCGGCGCAATACGAAGATTTCCTCGTGAAAACTATTGATAAACTGCAAATCCGGAAAGAAGAAGACGATATCGGAGTAATTGTCGGAAGCGGCACAAATGCCTATGTTATACAGGATAATTTTCTTGTTTACGGCAAAGGCAGTGAAGAACTGACGGGAATCGCAAATAACATTTACGGAAAAATCCGGGGAATTATTTACAGACCGTTTTCTGCGGACTGCAAAGGAAACCCATGTATCGAAGTTGGTGATGCGGTCCGTTTGCCAACACGATATGAGATTATCGAAAGCTACGTGTTAAAACGCACGCTAAAGGGCATACAGGCACTTAGGGACGACTATGAAGCAACAGGTGAAGAATACCGTTCTACACAGGTAAATAGCGTGCATAAAAGCATTATACAGCTTAAAGGAAAGACCAATGTACTGACACGGACAATCGAAGAAACAAACAGTAAGATTACGGACGTTGAAAGCGGATTAAGTTCTGAAATTAAGCAGACAGCAACGGATATAAGGGCAGAAGTTAAAAACACGGCTGACGGCTTGTCAAGCAGTATTGAGCAGACTGCAAGCAGTATCCGAAGCGAGGTATCCGATTCAGTAAACAACTTATCCAGTAGTATACAGCAAAACACAGAATCAATCACATCAGAAGTAAAGAGGGCGAGTGAAGCCGAGGGCAATTTATCAACAAAAATTACGCAGACTGCTGAATCAATCACATCAGAAATCAGCAAAAATTATGAAACAAAAGAAAACGCTACGAACACAAAAAAGGAGTTGGAAAGTTCTATAAAACAGACGGCGGACGGACTTACGGCAGAATTATCTAAACAGGTAACGGAAACTAAACAATATGCTGAATCTGCCGCTGAAACGGCTGAAAGTAATGCAAAACAGGACACGGCAGATAAGTTAAAGGATTACAGCACAACAACGGAAATGAATACCCGAATCAATGCTACGGCGGAGGGGATTTCGGCAGAGGTAAGCCGAAAATTGCAAAGCTACAGTACTACAGAACAGATGAATAGTGCAATAAGGCAGACGGCGGATAGCATTAATACAGAAGTATCAAAAAAAGTAAATGGCGATGAAATTATTTCAAAAATTAACCAATCTGCCGAAAACGTTTCGATTGAAGCAAACAAAATCAATCTGAACGGCGCTGTGACGGCAAATCAAAATTTTAAAATCGGTTTGGACGGCAGTATGGAAGCGTTATCCGGACTAATCGGAGAATGGCAGATATTTGACGGATATTTGCGGTATGTTTTAGGAGAAAATGCACAGGCACTTTTAAAACCAGACGAATTGCTTATTAGTAGAAGTGCCGGGGCAAACTTTCACGCATATCCGGGATTGTTGTATATGCAATCTGATGACGGAGAACGAAGCATTTCTATTGATTGCAATGACGGAAGCATTAATTTGGGCGGAAGCTGGACAACTCCGTGGGGCGACATAGAAGGATAGAAAGGAGCAGGCATGAATAAAACGTATGGTCGTATAAATTGGGAAAATTATCCGAGTGATGAAACACCACTGAATGAAAGTAATCTGAATAAAATAGATGTGGCTACAGATGAAATTGACAATAGGGTAATTACACTGGACACTACAAAAGAAGTTTCAACACTGGTGCAGGATGTTACATTTGAAGAAAAGACGGGAATTATCACAATCGTAAAGAAAAACGGTTCAAAGGTAACGATTGACACGCAAATGGAAAAAATCGCGGTAAATTTTTCATACAATGCCGAAACACAGCAGATTATTTTAACGCTTATTGATGGCACAAGGCAGTATATAGACCTGTCGGCATTGATTACGCAGTATGAGTTTTTGGACAGTGACACGGTGGCATTTTCGATTGACAGTGCTGGAAAAGTGTCTGCAATCGTAAAAGAAGCGAGTATTCAAGAAAAGCATTTACAGCCTAATTATCTTGCAGATATTAAGGTTGAAGTTGCAAAAGCACAGGCAAGCCAGTCGGCGGCGGCAAAATCTGAAAGCAATGCAAAGGCAAGTGAAACAGCGGCGGCAATCAGTGAATCCAATGCGGCGGCGAGTGCTACAAAAGCACAGAGTTATGCTACTGGCGGCACAAACAGCCGCACAGGCGAAGATACGGACAATGCAAAGTATTATAGCCAACAGTCGGCACAGAGCCAATCGGCGGCGGCAACAAGCGCAGATACGGCAAGCACGAAAGCAAAAGAAGCGGCGGCAAGCGCGGCAGCAGCTAAAACAAGTGCCGATAATGCCGCGGGAAGTGCAAATTTAGCTAATGAAAAAGCGAATAGCGCGGCAAATAGCGCAACCATCGCAGTTTCAAATTCAAATGCGGCACAGCAGTACGCTTCCAATGCGGCGGCAAGTGCGGACACAGCACAAAACTATGCCGTAGCAGATACAGACAGTGCGAAATACTATTACGAGCAGGCAAGACGGATTTCTGAATCGTTTTCGGGTGCATTAAGACCGATGGGAACGGTTGCATTTGCAAATCTTCCGGCACTGTCAGAAGCGGACGGCGGAAGCATGTATAACATTTCGGACCAGTTTACAACGACTGCTGAATTTAAAGAGGGAGCGGGAAATACTATTCCAGCAGGCGCAAACGTATATAAGACAGAGGACGGAAAGTGGGATGTCCTCGCGGGAACACCTGTAACAGGCGTAAAAGGCAGTGCAGAAAGTGCGTATAGGCGGGGCAATGTTAATATAACAGCGGAAAATGTAGGTGCAATACCGGCAGGCGGCAATGCAGGAAGTGCGACAACAGTCCAAGATTACAACGATACATCCAAGAAAATCAAGGTCGGTTGGGTAGGTTCTGCGTTGAACGAAGACCAGATTTTAGGTGTGGCTTGCTATGCTAGTGGAGATGACGATACCGTAAAAGCCAAAATCAAAGACGTGTCAAAAGCTACGTTTAAAAACTGGTTGGGGGCAAATGATTATATACCTATAAACGGCACTACAAGCCTCGCAGGCAGTATTATCCCGAATGAAGACGTTGCTATTGATTTAGGAGATGAAACGCACAGATTCACGAATGTCCATTCAAGTAACATTACTACAGGTGCAATATACATGGAACATGATTCCAATGCCATTTACGAAACCGGTAACGATTCCGCAAATGGTAATGGTGGAGGACTTAATAATTTGGTAATTAGGTCGTGGTGGGGGGTATCGTTTACTTCTCCCGCTGCCGCCGGTCAGTATGGCGGCAAAAATAAAACCGCCGTGGGAATCGATTGTCGAGAAGGCATTGTTAAAGCGTATAATTTTGCAGGCTTAATAAATGGGCATACTGTCAATTCAGACGTACCGACAGACGCAAAATTTACGGATACAAAAGGCAGATATATTGGCACTACCGTAACAAAGCCACAAGATAAAACAGAAATGTATATCACATATCTTTCAAGCGGTTATATTGTAATGGCAGGAAAAACAGTAAGTAAAAGCTATGCAATGAATACACAATATGGAAATGCGTTTTGGGCACCGTTCACAATTTATTTGCCACCTAATATTGTAAAAAATATTGACAGCGTGAATATTACTCCATTTGCGGAAACAGGGCTGATAAGTGCAAGCATAAACGGCTATACCAGCGAACAAATAACGGGATTTGTTTGGTCGCCACAAAACGAAACAAAAAGCATATCATTTCATGTTACCGTACATGGAAGGGCGTAAGGTAGGTGATTGGTATATATAACGACAGCAGTTAAAGACACGAAAGTGTCTTATTTTTTTACCCTAAAACACAATAAAAATTATATTTAGCCGCAGAACAGCGGCAGAAAGAGGTTCATATGAGCAGATATTCAGTAATTGATGTAAGTAAGCATAACGGAGTTATCGACTGGGATACCACAAAGGAAAATGTTGACGGTGTAATTATTCGTGTCGGTCACGGCAATGACAGTACATCACAGGATGACCCGCAAGCAATCCGTAACATGGAAGAATGTGAAAGACTGGGCATTCCGTATGGTGTGTATCTGTACTCTTATGCGTTAAATAATGCCGAAGCAGAAAGCGAAGCGGCACACGCACTGCGCATGGTAGAGGGCTACAATCCGGTGTTGGGTGTATGGTTCGACATGGAAGACGCGGACAGCTATAAAGAAAAGCACAACTTCAACCCATACGATAACAGACAGGAAATTACTGATTTTTGTAAGATTTTCTGCGACAGAGTATCCGAAGCAGGATATAAGACTGGTGTTTATGCGAGCAAGAATTACTGGGATTCAGTAATCTATGCAGACCAGTTATCCGACTACGAAGTATGGCTTT